TGGAGAAAAGTAAAACAAAAAAATAACGACCAATAAAAATGGACATAAAAGAAGAACTGCTTGGCCTTCCCAAGCACTGGGGTTTTGTTGCCGTTCAAAATAAAAGACCCTATCAAAACGACTGGCAGAATAATCCACTTACACGCTCACAACTGTTCAAAGAAATATCTTCCAAAAAGTCCACAGGAATAGGTGTATGTTGTGGTGTGCCTTCAGGTGGTTTGCTTTTTCTAGATCATGATGGCCCATCAGCAGCAAAGATATTAGGTGAATGGGGTTTTTCTCTTTCTTCACTACCTCCATCATGGATGGTCACATCAGGTCGGGTCGGTAGATTCCAAATTATCTATCAAGTTCCAGAAAAGTATTGGTCAAAGATAAAGACACGCAAATTTCAAACAGGCGTAAAAGATGAGGATGGTTCTGTTGAACAAATAGAGTTGCGGTGGAATGGTACGCAATCAATAGTATCTGGTAAACATCCAAAAACTGACGGCTACAGGTGGATGGAAAATCGTTCCCCAAAAGACCTTGAAATTGCAGAAGCTCCATTTGCAATAATTGAAAAGATGATGGAGCAAAAGAAAAAAACAAAGATACCACAAATAGAAACACTAAATTCAGATACAGATAAAGCACGATCACTTTTGCAATCAATAAATCCAAACCGTTTAGATGATTATGATGCTTGGCTCAAAATTGGCATGGCTGCACATTCTGTCGGTGATAATTCTTTACTCCACGATTGGGAACAGCTATCACAGAAGAACAGCAAATATCAATCAGGAGAATGTGAAAAGAAATGGGCATCATTTAAATCATCTGGGGTTTCACTAGGCACTCTCCAAAAGTTTGCTTCAGAAGATGGTTGGACTCCACCCCCCAGATCCTTCCCGACTTCTATAAAACCAGCAGAAGAATCAACACCAGTTCCTCGTAAATTAGAACAACTTACTTCACAGGAACTTATAAACTTTCTACGCCATCTAAAACAGGAAATTAGATTTAATACCTTTTCCCATTCAATAGAAATGGATGGCAAAGTAATAAAAAATATTGAACTTTTTTACCTGACACTTGCAGAACTTGGTTATAAAGTGCCAAAAGAAATGGCTATTGATTGTCTTCTTAAAGTAGCTCATGAGAATGAATATGACCCAGTAAAGCTTTATCTTGATCATTGCTACAACGAAATCCAACCAACTTACATAGACAGACTTGCCTCAACATATCTTAGGCCACAGGATCAAAACCTAAAAGATCCAACAATTTATGATGTGATGCTTAAACTTACTCTGATAAATGCAGTAAGAAGAGTTTATATTCCAGGTTGCAAACATGATTCTGCAACTGTTCTCCAAGGTTCTCAAGGTATAAAAAAATCATCATTCTGGCAGACATTATTTGGCCCCTTCTTCTCAGATGCCCTCGGTGATATTTCTTCAAAAGATGATCTACTTGTTCTCCACCGTTCATGGGGAATGGAATGGTCAGAAATTGATGGAGTTACGAGTCGCAAACACGCAGGCACAATAAAAGCATTTTTATCAAGATCCACAGACCTGTTAAGAGTCCCTTATGGTAAATCCGTCGAAGAGTGGCCAAGAAGAGGGATTATTGTCGGATCAACTAATAAAGAGTCTGGTTTATTAATAGATGACACAGGTAATCGAAGATTTCACATAATCCCCTGCACTACAAAATCAATTGATCTTGATTCCTTACAGCTTGAGCGTGATTCCATCTGGTCTGCTGCTGTTCATGCCTTTAAAAATAAAGAATCACATTTTCTCTCTTACGAACAGGAAAATCAGATTGAAAAAGAAAACCTCGGATACATGGTGGATTCTCCTTGGCTTTCAGTAATAACCAAATATTTAAATGATCCAGCTAACGCTGTAAAAGATATAACAATTGAACTTTTATTAACAGAAGCAGTAGAAAAACCAATTGAAAGACAAACAAAATCTGACATCATGACTGTCTCATCTATTCTCAAATCCTTACAATATGAACGCAAAAGAAAAAGGCTGGAAGGAACACCCAAATGGGTGTGGTTCTCTCCTGTTCCTACCTCTGTTCTCACTACTGGGAACGCTTAAAATCCCCTCTATCACTATCTTATATATATATGTTCTCTATGTTCTCTATGTTTTTTATATATATATAATAATAGATAATATAGGGGCATATATAGGGTTAGGTAACTCTTAAGCATTGCTGGGTACACTAGAGAACGTGAGAACAACCCCTAGTCTCAAATGAGTCTTATTTTGTCATTTTTTAATACTGAACTACTATGTCCTTATGACTTCAATCAATGATTTACAAAACGATCATAAAAATGCTCGCAAGCGCACTGATCGTTCCTCAAAACTTATAAAAGAATCACTTCAAAAATTTGGTGCTGCAAGATCAATTGTGATTGATGAAAACAACCGCATACTTGCAGGAAATGGAACAATTGCTGGTGCAAAGGCAGCAGGGATTAAAAATCTTAAAGTTATAGAAACTGATGGTAAAGAAATTATTGCCGTTAAAAGAACTGGGCTTTCAGAAGATGAAAAGGTTGGTCTTGCTTTAGCTGATAATAGAACCTCTGATCTTTCAGAATGGGATATAAATATGCTTGAAGAATTAAGCCAAGAGCATGATTTAGAACCCTGGTTTGATAATGATGATCTAAAAGAGCTTCTTGGAGAGACAGAAATCTTACCATCAGAAGGTTTAACAGATCCTGATGATATTCCAGAAGTTCCAGAAGAACCAATTACAAATTTTGGTGATATATGGCAGCTTGGTAATCATAAATTACTTTGTGGAGATTCTACCGATCAAAACCAATTGCAGCCTTTAATGCAAGATGAACTGGCTAACTTATGGTTGACTGATCCTCCTTATAACGTGAATTATGAAGGTGCAACTGAAGATAAATTAAAAATTCAAAATGATAATATGTCTGATCTAGATTTTAGACAATTTCTAGCATCAGCCTATATTGTTGCCCATTATTATCTTAATGAAGGTGCTTCTTTTTATATTTGGCATGCTGATTTAGAAGGTTATAACTTTAGAGGTGCAGCAAAAGATGCAAACTTACAAATAAGACAATGCCTTATTTGGGTAAAATCATCAATGGTCATGGGTCGCCAGGACTATCATTGGCAACACGAACCTTGCCTTTATGGTTGGAAAAAGGGTGCTTCTCACTTTTGGAACGCAGATCGTAAACAAACAACAGTTTTAAAATTTGACAAACCTAATAGAAACAAAGAACATCCAACAATGAAACCTGTTGATCTTTTTCAATATCAAATTACAAATTCTTCTAAACCAGGTGATATTATTCTTGATACTTTTGGTGGTTCTGGCACAACTTTGATTGCAGCAGAAAGAATACAAAGACAAGCACGACTTGTTGAACTTGATCCTAAATACTGCGATGTAATAGTAAAAAGGTGGGAGGATTTTACAGGTAACAAAGCAAAACGTGTATCATCTAGTTAATGGGTAAAAAAGGATCAAAACCTGAAACAATAATAAGGTCACAGAAGTTTGCTCGTATCATTGCAAATGGTGGCCGCAGATCCGACTGTGTTCGTTATGCAGCCGAGAACTGGGGGGTGAGTGAAAGAGCCTGTTGTAAATACATAAACATAGCCAGGGAAGAATTAAAAAAGGATTGGGATATGGAAAGACCCCAGATGGTGGCTGACCTTTTGGCACAATGCAGCACCTTACAGATGGAAGCTAGGAAGGCTGGTCATTATCACATTGCTCTTGGTGCAATAAATACAGCAGCCAAGCTTGCACAAATTGTTTCGTGAGCATTTTAGATACTGCAAGACCAGGGAATGTTTTATATCAAATCGGTGCTTATGATTTACCGACAGCAAATGAAGCAATAGAGCGTATTAATCAAGATTTACTTCCGCATCAATCAAAGTTTTGTGATGACCTCGACCATAGAAAATTAGCTCTTGTCTGTGGCTTTGGTGCTGGTAAAACCCATGCACTGATATCCAAATCTTGCATATTGGCAGCACTCAATGTTGGTCACGTGTCAGCAATATTTGAACCGACTGCTCCAATGCTCAGAGATATTTTGCAAAGAACGATGAATGAACTTTTGGATCAATGGCAGATACCTTTTACATTTAGAGCCTCGCCATTACCTGAGTATAATTTAGAATTTGCAGAGGGAACTCATACAATCTTGCTCAGAACAATGCTGACATATCAGCGATTACGAGGGCAAAACTTATGTGCTGTGGGATTTGATGAGGCAGATACTGTTCCAAAACGTGATGCAGAACAGGCAATGAATATGGCACTTGCAAGACTTAGATCAGGTAATGTTCAACAGTTTTACGCAACAACAACTCCCGAAGGTCATGGCTGGGCATTTGAAACATTTGAAAAAAATAAAAAATCTGATACAGGATTGATCCAGGCAAAAACAAAAGATAACCCTTTTCTTCCTGACAATTTTATTCAGTCTCTAGAGGAAAATTATCCACCGCAATTAATAAAGGCTTATCTTCTTGGCCAATGGGTCAACCTCACAAGCGGTCAGGTTTATGACCGTTTTAATCGTAATGACCATGTAATTAATCAGATACCGTTTGACATCAAGATGGAAGTGTTAAGAATCGGGGTGGACTTTAACGTGATGAACTGCAATGCCGTAGTTGGTGTCAAGTCTGGAGACAAATTATTTATTATTGATGAAATATCAAAACAAAATGATACAGATGCCTTGGCGCAAGAAATTAAAAGACGTTATCCTTCAAACAGAATATTAGTTTATCCAGACGCAAGTGGTTCAGCACGTTCAACGA